AATTAAATAATTAAAAATAAATATCTACTTTAAATATAATAACCGTCAAATAAGTTCAAGGCTTTAAAAAGCTCTTTTAGGTTTATCATTTAATAAACACACCCGTTTATTTAAGGATAAGCCTAATATATTTTATTACAAAATAAATTTATCTATATGTTTATCAATATCAAATACTAAACTTATTTTACCACACCATACATTAAATATATTTTCTTTAATATTAATATTAATATCTCTTGTATCATTACTATGATTATTATTAGTTTTGCATTTAAATGATTCAAAAAAATTATAGTATTCAAAACTATCTTTAAAATCTGGATAATAGTCTATAATATTTTGTTCCATTAAATAAATTTTTTCTTTCAAATTATAACTATTATAATTTTGTATATCTTCAAAATTCTTACTTTTAATTAATGGTGTATTTTTAACATTAGTTAATGTATATAAATCATTTTTATAGAAATATAATGACGAAAAATTACCATCCATTATTGTTAAACAATCAAATTCAATATTTGCTTTTTTTTTATATACTAATGTTAAACATTTCTCAAATATTATATTATTGTTATTATTGTCATTATCTATTATTTTTAATTGATTATATGTACAATTAAATACTTTATCAAATTTTAAATTATTATTAATAATGACTTCTCTATTAATATTATTAATATTATTAATATTATTTACTTTATAATTAAAAATAAAATTAATTTTATTTAGAAATTTACTTTTAAAATAATTTTGTGCTGTAGTAAAATCTATATACATTTCTTTTGTATTAATAATATTATTATCTATATTGGTAAATAATTTATTTTCAACTATACTATAATCATTTATATCATATAATTTAATATAATTATCATAATTAATATTTGATTTTTTTGAAATTACATAATAATTTTTATTAACTGGTAATATTATTTCTTTATACTTATTTACAAATTTAGTAAAATATAATTTACATTTATTTTTAGTTATATTACATCTAGGGTAATGAAAACCTAAATGTAATCGATTTTGATTATTACTTGATGAACCTTCAAATATATCAGTTTTTTCATCAATTATTGTAATATTTAAATCTTTAAAATGTTCTAATAAATATTCTGCAATATAACAACCATACCATCCACCGCCAATAATACATATATTTTTATTTTTTAATCTAGATGAATGATTTTTTGTCATATTTGAAATACCAATAGTATATTCCATTTTTTATAATGGGATTATCCTAAAATAAATAAGTGTAGTTTATTTTTTTATAGTGTATCTCTAATTAAATATAATTTATATTATTATTTAATACTATATAATTTTGAAATAATATAGTATTAAATAATAATATAAACATAATTTTATTTTATAAATAAAATTTAAAATAAGTTATATTTAAGTATAAATACACTATAAAAACAAAACTACACTTATTTATTTTAGGATAAGCCCATTATAAAATATGAAATTAGATTGTATTTTAACAGCTTGTAATACAAATGAATTATATATAGATTTTATACCTATATTTATTAAATCATGGACAAAATTATATCCATCTATTGATGTTAAAATAATTTTTATAATTGATTCTAATACAATACCAGATAAATTTAAAGAATTTACAGATAATATTATTTTATTTAAACCTATAGATAATATATCAACATCATTTATATCACAATATATTAGATTATTATATCCTTGTATTTTAAATTATGAAAATGGTATAATGATAACTGATATAGATATGATACCAATGAATGATAACTATTATACTAAAAATATAGAAAATATAGAAAATAATAAATTTATATATTTAAGAGATGTATGTATAAATGATTATAAACAAATTGCGATGTGTTATAATGTTGGATTAAATAGCACTTGGAGTAGTATATTTAATATTAAAAATATAGAAGATATAAATAAAAGACTAATAGATGTTTATAAAAATATAAATTATGTTGATGGTCATGGTAAATCAGGATGGGGAACAGACCAAATAGATTTTTATAATTATGTAATGAAATGGAATAAAGAAACAAATAATTTTATAATATTAAATGATAAAAATACAGGTTATAATAGATTAGATAGAAATACTTTTGATTTAAATAATCAAATAGAAATGTTGATAAAAAAAGGTTATTATTCAGATTATCATTGTTATAGACCTTATAAAGATTATAAAGATATAAATGATAAAATTGTAAATTTATTATAACTATAACTATATCTATAACTATATTAATTAAAAAATATTATAATTTAAATAATTATTTATATATATATATATAAATAATTATTTAAAAACTTAGTTATATACTTACTATGAAAAAATTTATTACATTTGGCGGAGGAGGACAAAATTATATAGATGCTGGTAATAGATTAATTAAACAAGCATTAAATTTAAACTTATTTGATGAAGTTAAATTATACACAGATAAAGATTTAATAGATGATATTGATTTTTGGTCAAAACATAAAGATTTTATATTAAATAATAAAAGAGGATATGGTTATTGGTTATGGAAACCTTATGTAATAAAAAAAACAATGGAACAAATGAAAGAAGATGATATTTTATTATATTTAGATTGTGGATGTGAATTAAATGAATTAAAAATACAAAATTTAATTAATTTTTTTAATTATATAAAAACAGATTATATAATTGGAACATTAGCAGGTTTAGAAAAAGAATGGAATAAAATGGATTTATTAAAATATTTAAATATGGAAAATGATTATTCTTTAGATATTAATCAACGTCAAGCAGGCACAAATATGTTTTTAGTATGTGAAAAAGTTATTAATTTAGTAAATGAATGGTATAATATTTCTTGTATTTATAATTTAATAGATGATTCAAATTCAATATCTAAAAATTTTGATTGTTTTAAAGAACATCGTCATGACCAATCTATTTTTAGTTTATTAACAAAAAAATATAATATTTATAGTACTAAAAATTTACATGATTGTATATATTGTATAAGAAATACTACAAGCATTAGTAAAATTTAATTATATATATATTAGGCTTATCCTTAAATAAACTTGTATGTTTATTAAATGATAAACCTAAAGTGCTTTTTAAAGCCTTGAACATATTGACTGTTTTACGGTTATTATATTTAAAGTAGATATTTATTTTAAATTAAATAATTAATTTCAAACTATAGTTTAATATTACATTAAAATATATACTATATAATAACTGTTAAGTTCTTTTATTCTTGACTTGCGTCCTAGTATATGTGATGTTCCTTCTGACAAATTAATAATATTTAAATTACTACTATATCAAGGCACTATATACTAATTACTTTCTCCATTTCATTTCGAGTTTATACTTTAGGTTTGAAAGCATATAAGTTTTATAAACATTAATATACGTATTGCGTGTCGATTTAACTTTTTAATGGTATATATATCAATGTAAGATAGAAAAATAGTATTCTAATTTAATAGAATATTATCTTTAAATTAAAAAAGATGTAAATTTATTTTTTAGTGCAAAGTAAAATATACATTATATTATTAAATAAATATACTATACTTATAATATATAAACCACGCTTATTTATTAGAGTCTAAGTCCATTATAGTTTAATATTTTGACTATTTATAGTATCATATATCTGTGTCCATTCTGGATAAACATTTTTTATATTATCTTGTGTAAATCCATATGCAAAATTTACCCAAGGATATGGCATAAAAATTAATTTATTATTATTATTTTCATTATTATTATTATTATTATTATTAATATTAGTTTTATTATTTTCAAATTGTTGAAAATATGCTCCTAACCAACTTAAAGTAGAATTAGAACAAATACCACCTTTACAAGACTTCATTATATATAATGTATCTAGAGCATCATTATTTTTATCTTGAATTATATAATTTATTTTATTTTTATTTTTATGTTGTGGAAATTTATTAATATAATCTGTTAAATGATTACTATATTCATTTGTGCAAATAATAAACTTTGCTAAAGAATTTTGCTCAATTATTTTATTAATACAATAATTATAATAATTTACTAATTGAATTGTATATAAAAAATGATTTACATAATCACCTAATCTAATATGAATAAAATAAGTGTTTTCAAAATTATATGTTATTTCTTTATAGTAATTTGGGTTTGATGTTAGTTCAATACAAAATTTTAAAGGTATTTCAAAATATTTTTCTGAAATAAAATAACCATCTAATACTATATTCATAGTTTCTAGAATAGTATTATTATTAGTATTATTATTAATATTATTATTAGTATTATTATTAGTAGTATTATTAGTATTATTATTAGTATTATTATTAGTATTATTATTAGTATTATTATTAATATTGATATTGACTAATTCATTATATATATTAGTATAGTTAAATACTTCAGCATTTTTTTCTTTATAGTGATAATATAATGAAATATCTAAATTATCTACTATATTTAATTCTGGGAACACTTTTTTTAATATAGATACTGTTAATTCTTTATTATTATTTTGATGTGTATTTGGTGATATTAAATTTTTACTTATGATTAATTTATTATTTGTTTTATAACTTAAACCTAAAGCACAAGCAATTTGAAAAATTTGATTACCCAAACCACCTTTTATATAAATAGTAATCATTATACTATTTAATTTATTTAAAAAAATAAAAAATAAATTATTATAATTTTATAGTATTATTTTAAATAGAAAAATAATAAATATATAAAATTAAAATTAGTTACAAATTAATTACAATTTATTAAATAAATTATTTACAAACTATTTACAAATTAATTATAAACGATTTATAAACTATTAATAAAAGCATCAATATCTTTATTTAATGTTTTATCATCTTTTTTGTTTGTAATATCCAATCTATCTTTAAGGTCATTCATAGTTTTTTTAATAGAATTCTTTTTATCTTTCAATGTCATATCTTTAATACCAAAAGCACTATAATACATAATCACTACTATTAATAAAGTAATAACTCCAACTACAATCCATGAATTTCTATTAGTATTATTATACTTACTACGAGTCATCGCAATATTGATAAATACAGGTATTAAACAACCAATCACAATAAAGAATGCTTCTATAAATGGTAAATATTTGCTTAAATTGGTAAGTAGCCAATTATTATCTACTGAATCATCACCAGTATAGACACTATCATAACTTGTCATATAAATAAATAGATTAATTATACCTGCTCCTAAAATGGCTCCTATAAAATCAGAAAATGTATTAGCTAACATTGATTTAGAACCATCTATAATATTATATTTTTCTTTTATATTTTTAATAAAAGCGTCTGTACCAGTAGTTTTACTAGTCATTTCTTTTATTTCTTTAGGTATAATTAATGGTAGTGCTCCCTCATCCATAAATTTTTCTATATCTATAACTAAATCTTTCATTGAATTATTATTTTTTTTTGATGCTTCGGAAATTTCATCTTTAAATCTTAATACTTGATTAATAACACTTGTCCATTTACTATTTGACCAAAGATTCATATATTTTAAATTATCTTTTATAACTTCCCTATGGTCTGTAAATCTACTATCAACAGAGAATGGACTTAAAAATAATTGAAGGAATGAGTCATCAAGCGCGTCAGTTCCAAGTTTCATTCCAAAATTATCTAAGAACCCAAACACAATCGAACCAACACCTAATGTCATTATTACACCAACAACAGAGAATTTTTTACCTTTAATATAATCAATTAATTTCATATCTTTTAATACTGTTAAATTTAAAACAGTTAATATACATGCTATTAAAAACATAAAGATAATACCTGAAAATTGGTCTCTAGGTGTATCTAACAAAGGATTATTACCATTTATAATAACTTTAGAAATAATACAACAGGCTACAAAAAAAGCACCCATCGCAAACAGAGGTATTAAAAATCTTGCCCAATTGTTTTAATGTTGAATCTTTATTTTCATCATTAGTTTTATCTTCTTTATCTTCTTCATCTTTTTTACTAGTATCACAATAAATATATTTAATACTAAGAATACTACCAGTAAAAATAAGTACTAATATAAATAAAATAATATAATTTGTTTGTCTAGAAGAGTTTAATTCATTTAATGTTATCATTTTAATAATTTATTTTAGAATTTAAATAATATAGTTAAGTTAATTTACTATATTACTTAAATTCTAATATAAATACTCTTTGCGAAAAAACAAATATATTAATTTATACATAGATATAAATAAATATAAATAAATATAAAAATAATAATAATAATATTAATTTATAATTAAATATATAAATAAATAATTATATTAATTTATAAAAAATATATAAATAATATATAAATAAAATATAGTATAATTAATAAATAACTAATTTAAATTATCTATATAAAAATGGCTGGTGGTTTATTACAAATAGTTGCTTCTGGAGCACAAGATGTTTATTTAACTGGAAATCCTCAAATTACATTTTTCAAAGTTGTGTATAGACGTCACACAAACTTTTCAATTGAATCAATACAACAATTTTTTAGAAACGAACAAAATTTAGATTTTGGTAAATCTACTTACAGTGTTATAGAACGTAAAGCCGATTTAATGTCAGGAGCAGTTTTAGAAATTACATTACCAAAATTAAATCAAACACAAAGTGGCGCTACATATGTTAATTGGGTAAATGGTATTGGTAATGCTCTTATTAAATCTGTTATCGTTAAAATAGGTGGCTATACTGTTGATACTCAATCTGGTGAGTGGATGGATATTCATAGTCAATACAATGTTTCTAAAGACAAACAAAATACTTATGATGAAATGGTTGGTAATAGAGCCACATCAGAAAATATTCTTGCTAAAAATGAATTAACATTACATATTCCTCTTCATTTTTGGTTCTCTAATCCTGGTTTAGCATTACCGGTTGAAGCACTTCAATATCACGATGTAGAAATACATTTTGAGTTCGCAAAACTTGCTGATATGATAGTTTCTGATGTTGCTCTTTCAGCACCCGTTAACAGTGTAGGAGGAGTTGCTGCTTTTACATCATGTAAATTATATGTTGATTATGTATTTTTAGATACAGATGAAAAACGTAGAACAATACAATCAAGTCATGAATATCTTATTGAACAAGTTCAAATATTAAATGCTGAAGATATTAATGCTGGTGATACTAGTCGTAAATTAGACTTATTCTTAAAGCATCCTGTTAAAGCCTTATATTGGGTTATGTCAAATAATCAATATACAACTACAGGTAGCATGGGTAATAATAATCAACCTTTATTATATGACGCCGATAATAGTATAGAAAATAAAGATACTTTTACAAGTATGAAACTTTTATTTAATGGTGGGGATAGATTTACTGAAAGACCTGCTAAATATTTCCGTCTTACTCAACCTTATCAATATTTCAAATGCTGTCCTGATAAATATATCTATTGTTATTCCTTTGCTCTTAGACCTTATGACCTTCAACCCAGTGGAACATGTAATTTTTCACGTATTGATAATGTAAAAATGAATATTTCTTTTAATGATACAAACCAAACAGCTACTGCTTCTAAATTAAAAGTCTATGCTGTTAATTACAATGTTTTACGTGTTATGAATGGTATGTCAAGTATTGTATTCTCTTAATCTATACTTTGTTAATTTATTATTGTTTTTAAAGAATTTTATATATTATTTCTAATTTTTTATATTATTTTTAATTTTTATATTATTTTTAATTTTTATATTATTTTAAATTTTTTATATTATTTTTATTTTTTATATTTTATTTTCTTTATTAAATATAATATAATAAATTTTAAATAAATTATTATTAATTAATAATTCATTATGCCTAGACTACAAGATTTAAAAATTAAATATTTATCTATACAACCTGATAATACTACTGATAATGGTTTAACTATTAATGGGAATGCGGATTTTAATAGTAATGTTTTTATTAATAGTAATTTAAATGTATCTGGAAATACAATAATTACTGGTGATTTAACTGTTGTTGGAACTACTACTAAAACAACAATTGAATCAGTTACAACTATTTATAATGATCCTATTTTACAAGTTGGTGGAACTACAACACCAGACTATGATGATGGTAAAGATAGAGGTGTAAGTTTTTTATATTACGATGGTACCGCAAAGACAGGTTTTATGGGTTATGATAATAGTGCTGATGGATTTATATTTAAAACTGACGCAATAATTAGTGGTGAAGTAGTTTCTGGTTCAAATGCTAGTATTAATTGTGGAGCATTATATTCAAGTAGTAGTGGTGTTTTTGCTGATAAATTAAGTTGTAATAAATTAAGTGAAATAGGTTTAGATGTATTTAGCGATTCTGTTCTTGGTGGAAAATTAAATGTGGTCGGTATTACTACATTAACAAGTAATTTAATTATTAATGGTGGTAATATTACTAATAACGAAATATTAAATGATAATAATATATTTTCTACTTCAACTGGTAAAACAA